CCTTAAATGTAGACGCGTATAGTCGACATCCCCTAGGGACTACATTTAAATATTCTAGGAGGAATATTATGGCAAACACAACGTTTAAAGGTCCCATTCGTTCACAGAGCGGATTTGAACTAATAAAAGAAAGTACTACAACAGGAGCTTTGACTACTGATATGGGTCTAAAGGTCCATGAGTACAGTCTGACAGTTGGAGCAGCGGATGCTACTGGAGTTGTTACTGATACTTTACCTACTAACTTCATAGTGCTATCTGTTCTTGTGGCTGTTACATCAGCTGCAACTAATGCAGTAACCCTAACTAATTTAGGACCTGTAGGAGCAACTGACACTTGGTTAAATGGTAATGGCGCAGCAATGAATTCAACTGGCTTCAAAGGTGTCTTTGTAGGTAACGGAGCAAATGGCTTAGTTACTCTTGGCGCTGGTACAACAGCAGCTGCAGCAGCACCGGAAACTTTAACAGTTACTTTATCGGGTGCTCCAGGAGCAGGTGGATGTACTATTAAATTTAAAGTACTAGGAATTAGTTCGACTTCTGATACCGAGTAATAAATAAATTTTGTGAGCTCCTTCGGGAGCTTACAATTAAGGAGATAGAATTATGGCATTAACACAAACTGTACAAGCTACAAGATCAGCAGCTGCAGCGGGGGTCTCAGCAATTATAGCTTCACCTATTAGAGTCTACTCTATATCGGTAGCATCTGATGGTGGCGGAGCCGGGGTTTTAGAATTAACCACTACTTCAAATTCTGGAGATACAAAATTATACGTCGATGTTCCTACTGGAGAAATTTATACATTAAATTTAGGCGGGGGAGTTTTATTCCCAGCCGGCGTTTATTGTAAAACAAAAACTAATGTAGCCGGTTACACATTATTTACAGATAAGTTTTCTGGCGCAGGATTAAGTTAGGAGCTATCATGGGTTTTAATTTAGATACCCAAGCAACTAGGTCCGATTTGATGAGTGTTGACAGTACTCTTTCAGAAGCTATTACTGCTTCACAAGATTACATTCCTATTGCAAGTACAACTAATTTTTCAACAAGTGTCGTAGCAGAAATTGAATCAACAAATGAAGTTGTGAGTTTTACAGACATAAGTGAAAATTTATTTGAATATTCGGAACAGCTTGACAATGCTTATTGGGACACCTCGGGCGCATCCATATCAGCAGATCAAATAACCGCACCTGATGGAACTACTACAGCAGACAAAGTAATTTCAACTAGTACAAGTGGTTCTGCTGTTATTAAAACTCCGACAGGATTAACAGCAAGTGCAGAATATACTATGAGTGTTTTTGCAAAAGTTGGTGATAATGATATTTTCAGAATAGCAAATGTATCTTCTGGTGGAACAGGTGCTTGGTTTAATTTAACAGATGGAACTATCGGAACTGAAAATGGTGGAGCAAATTCTTCTACTATGACATCAGTTGGAGACGGTTGGTATAAATGTACAAGAACTTTTGCAAGTCTAACAGTTTCAGGTAGTAACACTGTTATTTTTGGAAACTGTGCTTCTGATGGTAGTACAGCTGGTCCGGCTGTTGATGAATTTATTTATTTATGGGGAGCACAATTAGAAAAGGCTTCTGCAGCTACAACTTATTTACCAACAACTTCTGCTGGTTTAGTTGGACTAACAGATGTAACTCGAGGAGTTAACGGAACTACAGCAGCTTCTGCAAGTTCAGGAGATGATATTCAACAACTTCCTTACGCTTTAAGTGATTTAAATATGCCTACTATATTAAAAGCAATTTCAGTTTCTTCAGATGGAACAGGTGCGGGAAGATTTACTTTATGTGATAAAGTAGGAACTACTTTATGCGACATTGATCTTCCAGATGACAGAGTATATGATTTAGATTTTGGAGGAGGAATTACATTTCCAAATGGAATATATGTTTCTAACTCTGATAATCTTACGGCATATACTTTATATACAAGCAAATATTCTGGAGGAGGATTATAATGGCTTTTTCTGGCACAACTACTTTCGAGAAAACATTCTCGATAGATGATATTATTACCGAGTCTTTTGAGAGATTAGGTTTTTTTGATTATTCTGGTAATGATCTAAAATCAGCAAGACGATCTTTAAATATTTTATTTCAAGACTGGCAAAACCGAGGTGCGCACTATTGGGAAATAGCTGAAAATACTTTTACCCTCGTTGCCGATCAAGCAACTTATACCATGTATAGATCAACGTCTGATGGAACTTCTGATGCTACTGCTGTGTATGGAGCTTCTGATATTTTAGAAGCAAGTTATAGAACTACTTCAAATGTGGACACTCCACTTTCAAAAATTAATAGATCACAATATTCAGCTTTTTCAAATAAAACAGCTACAGGACAACCCTCTCAATATTGGGTGCAAAGATTTATAGATAGAGTTACAGTAACTTTATATTTAACTCCAGGTTCTTCTCAAGCTGGAAATTTTATAGCTTATTTTTATGTAAAAAGAATTCAAGATGCGGGAGCCTATACTAATGAAGCAGATGTAGTTAATAGATTTGTTCCTGCTATGTGTGCAGGATTAACTTATTTATTGTCCATGAAAAAAGCACCACAACGAACACAAGAATTAAAATTAATTTATGAGGATGAAATAAATAGAGCGCTTCAAGAAGATGGTTCCCCAGCGAGTGTTTACATCTCTCCTAAAACTTATTATCCGGAGATCTAATGGCAAAGTTTGCAAAAGGAAAACACGCATTGGCAATTTCAGACAGAAGTGGATTAGCATTTCCCTGGAGACAAATGGTTACTGAATGGAATGGAGCATTTGTTCATTATTCAGAATATGAACCTAAGCAACCTCAATTAGAACCAAAACCATTTGTTGCAGATCCTCAAGGATTAGAACAAGCTAGACCAGCGCGAACAGAATTTGGTACTCAAGATTTTTTACCAAAAAATCCATTTACAACTGCAGCAGCTTCTACTCAAGTTACTGTTTCTGAACCATTTAGTAAAAGATCAAATGATGATATTGTAAGATTTGCAGCAGTTAAATCTCCTGTTGGAGGTGTTGCTATTTCTACATTTGAATTATCAACTACTTTGTCTGCAGATATTACATCAACAGATGAAAGTATTGCAGTAACGGATTCTTCCGCTTTTCCAAGTGTTGGATATTTTATAATTGAAAAAGTACAAACTTCATCAACTGGAGATTCTTATTATGAAAACGAAGTTATTCAGTACACAGGAAACGCCGCTAATACTTTTACAGGATGTACAAGAGGAACCAATGCTCAATTTAGAGGAACTACCCCTAAAAATACTACAGCATCTTCACATCTTTCAGCAGCAAAAGTTTATGGTGGTTACTCTATAACTATGATACAAACAACTCACAATCAAGCTGGACAACCATCAACTGTAACTCAAGAAAATAGTTACACTTTTGATTTGGTATCAAATGCAGCAGCGAGTGCAATAGGAGGGGGATTCCAAGTCTTAGCAGGACCTTTGGATTACCAACAAGGATAATATGACATACGCAGAATTAGTAACAAAAATTAGAGAATATACAGAAGTAACAAGTGCGGTTTTAACCGACACAATTATTAATGGATTTATTGAAGATGCTGAATGGAGAATCTTACGTGAGGTAGATTCAGATAGTAATAGAAGATATAAAACAGCTCAAGTTATAGCGAGTACTCGTTTTATAGATGAACCTACAGATGCGTTGGTAATTAGATCTCTTCAAATTGTAGACTCTGATGGCGTTGGAGTAGCGGATAACAGAGAGTTTTTACAGTATAGAGACACAAGTTTTATGTCCGAATTCAATCCTACTAATGCTACAGGGGTTCCCAAATATTATAGTTCATGGGATCAGGATACCATAGTTTTGGCACCTACTCCTAACGCTACCTATACTCTTCAATTAAATTATATCTTGAAAGACCCTGGATTATCGAGTACAAATACAACAACATACATAAGTTTGAATTTTCCCAATGGACTTTTGTATGCATGCCTTGTAGAAGCTTTTAGTTTTCTAAAAGGACCAAATGATCTATTGCAATTATACGAAGGAAAGTATAAACAAGTTGTTGAAGGCTTCGCAATAGAACAA